GGCGAACTGGAAAACATTGGTGGCTGTGGCCACAAAGGTTGTGGCAACACACAAAAATTAGCCTCATCTTCTTCACTATGTTGTAATTGTGAAGCAAAATACTGAAAACGAGCGTAATGTTCACCATTGAACTCACCATCTTGTTTCTTGAAAATTGATGTGTTGATCATCTTGATCTGGTCTTTCACTGGTGAGCCAATAGTGGTTGCCATTTTGTGACATGCATTGTCATAAATGTCTTTTAGTATGTGTTTTCCTTCAGAAAGGCCAGCTTTCCAATTATCATCCCATTCTTTGACATCGATTTCTTGGTCCAGCATCTCGTGTCCATGTTGGTTTAGCACCCGATAAGCACTATTCATAAATGCTTCGCACATGGGTTGGATGTTGTCGGAAAACATTGCTGAAATTGACAAGAATCTTGCCAATTGCGCTTGAGGTGTGTTGTCGTTGCCAACTTTTGCACCTAATTTCCCAATCGTTCGCATTATGCCAGGACACCAAGAATTCAAGCCATAAGGTCTGCCGTCCTTCCATTGCATGTGAATGCCAATGTACTCCAAACGACCTGTGATAATGAAAAGTAATTTGGCTGCATACCCAAGGTCTTTCTGATTGCCTTCAACAATTTTCTGATTTCTTGGATCTGCATACACTTTGGCTATCATCCCAGCCCCATCATCACCTTCAATGCTAGGATCAAATGTAGAAGTCGTGGATTCCAAAGTAGTGCTTTCTTCAGTTAAGTACAACGGTACTGTTTTGAACTTCCAGTCAAACAAGCACTTGCCATCTTCATCATTTTGCAAGATGTACATTTTGCCATCTTTGTCAGTGGCAAAAACATGTTCAGGGTTCTCAAAACAAGTACATAATAAGCCAGACAATTCATTGCTGAAATTGACTCCAGATGTCATAGACCAGCCTGAATCCAAATAAAGGTCGTCAAACCGGACCAACAAACTTGTGGTCTGGTTCTTGACCCCCGTCTTGACTTTGATGTTGAAGCACAATCCGTGAGTGTGGTCAATGATCAATTTCGTTTCATACTTAAAAGCATGGGTAGTGAGACACTCTTTGCACACAATAGCACAAATCTTCTTCAAAATGGTGTAAACAGGACTCATAAGTCCAGGATTTGCTGTGCTGCCGCGTGTGTGTCTCTCCATGCCTGTCTGATCAATTTCAAACCCACACATCTCACCGGAGAGTCTTTTCCAACGACGCAATAATCCACGAATGACATCGTCTCGTGGTCTGCCTTTAATTGAATTTTCATAGAACATGCCAAGTTCTTTGCCAAACATAAGAGATTGGAATATCTTTGTTATGACGTAGCCTAAGTACAAAAGTTCAATTCCATTGTCATACGTGAGTCTAACAGTTTTGTACTCTTCACCAGCCGCCTTCTCATTTGAATTGAGACCCACCAATTCCAATTTCGCGTTTGCTTTGCGTTTTGGCATCTTACCTATGTTCATGTAGCCTTCAATGCTGATTGCCGCTTGATCCAGCTTTTCTTTGCTATAACCAGCAATCTTCAGGTCACTCAAAGAAGTGACTGCACCAAAGTCCAACAAGTACGCTTGTTTTACTCTGTGGACTGTATAATTTATAGTATTCATTTTGCACCAATACCTGGACAACCTCTTTGCTGAGGGTGACGTTTTGTCATACGCATGTCCAGGTTCAGGTAAAGTGCGACTCTCAACCCCACTAGACACGTGGGTCTTGTCTCCTGTATTGTGAATCAATGGTTTTGATAATAGTGGTCCGCATTTCACAGCATTGCCTTTGGCCTCAAAAACTAAGTCCTTGGGTGTGCTCACCATCATTGGTCGAAACTCTGGTCTCTCCGCAGTGATGTCTTCACCTTCAACTAAAGTTTGTGTCAAAGTGCGGTTCAATCCCATAGGGTCCGCATTTGCTGTGTCAGCGTTTGAATGTTCGTCTAAAACAGTGTGTTCGGGTGATACCAAAGAAACCTGTGGTAATTGATTGTTGTGGTTAAATACCCATTCCCAATATGGACGCATAAAGGCCGCGACGTGTTGAAAATTTCGCCAATTTCTCCTGCCTGGGTTTTCCGGTGGATGCAATGTTGCTGGTTGGCTTTGACTGACTTGATGCACGTTTTGCCCTCGTTTGCGAGGGAACCATCGCGTGGCCATCATGAAACTGTCAGTGTGCTCATTCCACCAAGAAATTCCAAACTTTGTTAGATAAATTGATTCCATTCTACAAAAATTACCAATTAAATTCATCAATATAGCTGTGTTAGCATCATGATTTGGCAAATTATCTAACACTGTCTCCATTGGGCCATTAACGTTACTAACTCTTCCTAACTGTAAACACGAATACATATTTACTGATCTGTGTATCTCATCACTAATAGTAACCTTGATGTGTTTGTTTTCTGCAAATAATTGCGGAAAGCGGCAGCATCGTCGGCATCTTGTTTTCAAAGTAACAAGTTTTTCCCAACCGTTCCCTGCATCAAGGCCTTCCGCAATTGATGGTGTACACCTCACGCACAAAGGTTGGCGCGCGTCACCTTCAAAGGGCAAGTTCTCTGAACTGAAAGAGTCTAAACACCGGCGTCTCCAAACCGCACGACCTAAGTATAGGACAATGCAGCCCACGCCAATTCCTGCACTTACCTTCGCTACAGTATAAGTGAAGGGGAGACGTTGCCACCCAGCATTCAGGCATTGCTGGGCTTCCAACATGGAAGCATAAAACCGTGTTCGTGAAAATTGTTCAAAAACCCACATCGAAACACGCTGCAGGTAAGTCAATTTTTCTTCACACATTTTGACAACTGTCTCATGCACGTATCCGCTAAACGGATCATCACACGAGATTTTTGCTGCGATGTTGCACAAACAGTGCTCTAGCTCAGGATAAGCCATGTCCACCTCCTCAGCCATTTCCAAGGCCGCACTGATCTGTGTAGCACACAAATCGGCGGCACCTGCTACAGCTGTAAAAGATGGCAAAATTTTCAAAGCCAATCCTTTCTCAGAGAGAATCGAACTAATGCGGGGTCCGTGTCCGCTAAGACCAAGAAATACGGGTCGAACAAAGTTGTGGGGTCCGTGTCCACTACGACCAAAAAGAAGTTGCATCGCGTCACATTGATCTCGTATGCCCTCCGTCAGGGGGTGGTGGAATAAAAGTTGTTGGTACCACCTTCCCAACAACAGTCTTGGGGTCTCTACAAACGTAGTTCTCAATTAAGGAATACTCACGCTTGAGAAACCCCTGCGGTGAACACCAGTGGTGGAAAC